AGACATTCTTCGCATACTTCTTAAAATCATGGTTATTGGAAAAATGGATGACTGACGTACCTCTAATATAGCACCTGACCAGGTGTTCCAAAGTCGCTGTAATCTTGCTAATTCTTTCGAATCGCTTGACTTACCTTGACTAGGAGATATTAGGGTGGATAGCTGTTGATTTCCCATTTCATTAGAGATAGTATGAATCCTCTTCACGATCGGTTCAAGTTTCTTGAACTCTTCGTCAGCAGGTGATACTGATAAAACTCCATCCGGATCATATACCTTTGGAAAGATATATAAACCGGCTAAATGCCCCGCAACTCCCTTTACTGTCTTCCTCTGCATTAAAGCAGGATAGGACCTGTAAAGTGTTGCAAAAGCTCTGGAGATACCCAATGCTAGTTGATCATAAAGAGATACCAATTCATCTTTCCATAATAGATTAGATTTGAATGCGGAAGACAATCTGTCCCCGTAAACAGCCCTAAATATATTAAAGAAGATGGGATTAGAATTTCCTAAGTCCTTCGCAATATAATTATCAATAGTTGTGAACTCTTGTTCAGCAGACCTTGATAATCTCTGTGCCATACCTAAATATATGGAGGCCAAAATTTTCCATTTTGTCTCTAAATATTTTAATCCGGCCACAGATCCAATGTTAGGATGGAAGCCTCTAAAAAGAGTGCTAACATCTGACCACTGAACTGGATATAATTTTACCAATGACCACATCTGCCATCTTAGGGATAACTCTGATGATTTATAACCCATCCCAAGCATTGATTTTTCAGCGCCTGGAGTACAGTTATATTTCTTAACAAAGCTCACTAAAGAAGCCGATTTATCAAGTGCAGCAGCATACTCCTTAAGAGGAATAGGACTTACGTCTTCTCCCCCTTTTAGAGTTCGTTTCGCAAACTCAACTGAATCCCCTTTTACGGAGATCACTGACTTTGCAAGACCAACTTCTACCCCAAGACCAGTTATGATCTTAAGATAGTTGTCCGCCACTGACTTATCCCAAATTACTATGTCGTCACCAAGAACGGCGTAGTTCTTAAAAAGTTTCCTTTTTGGAAAACCTGCCATTCAAGCAGCAACTTGAACGATAAAGTGATGAGTAAAGGCCAACATGGCCCAGCTCGATAGTGCCCCCATAGGTTGACCTACAACGTACGATATGGACTTCTGTTCCTTTCCAGGAAGTAGATAGTCCCTATGTACAAGTAGCACCTTCCACAGAGCCGCATACACTTCCCCAAACTTATGAGAAAGTATAGCTTCCTGTAATGATACTGGAAGTCTATCCGTAGCTGCGCTTAGATCGAAACTATACAACGGAGCCACTCCAAAAGGAATCCTAGTTAAAGGTTTCCCTTGGTTAAAAGTTCCATCTATATCAGACTGTTGTTTTAACAAACTAAACAGATAAGAATGTAGAGGCTTAAGTAGCCATTGTGTAAAAGGATCAACCATAGCGAATATTCTCACCTTCCCTGCCGCTTCTTGCTTCATACCAATTTTCCCAACGAAGTTTAATTTGCTGGGTCTCATAAGAATGTCAAACATCTTATAAAACTCAACAGTATTACCTTTAGGGAAAAATATTGAAGCAAAGCCCATTACACTTTGAAGGTACCTAGTTGACCACAGCCAAATGCTATCAAAAGCAGGAGACTTAGGCAATAAGTCCTTCATAGCCCCCAGTGCCTGGATTAGGTGTGGATATCTCCACAGAGCCAATCTAGACCTCAGAATTGATGCTGGATGAGTTGATAACTCACCCAGAGCAGATTCTGAGTTAGGAGACGAAGTCATCATGGGAAATGGAGTAGGAGCTTCAAGAGATTCTAAACCAAGACTTTTAGGAGCGAAAGCTGCCCAGAAGTGAGGGATATAATCCTTGATCCTGTTCTCCATTTGAAGCGAACCCTTTCTTTCACTAGAGATAGTCTTTAATTTTGGCTCACTCTTAATTATTATACACCTATATAGGGATAATAGTGTCAGAGACCATTTTATTGCTAAAATGTCGCCAGATTTAATTCTTGATCGTATAGTAGAAGGAAGGATTCGGGGAAGACCCCCGTTGGTCCTAGAAACTCTAGGACCTAAAGAGGTTAAATCGCTTTCAATGTGTCCACCGATGCTTTGCTGTATCATCACACAACAAGCCTTTTGGTACTTTACTAAACCGTAAAGACCTTGAGACTGTATGATCCGATACTGTCTACGCATCAGTACAATTGTCAGCTTTACCCAGTTAGCGGTTAGATTCCCCACCATTACCTTCACAATCCTAAGAAGATGTGAATATAATGGCTTGCAAGCTTTTACACTTATCATGGCATTAAATGCTTTCGGATCCAAATTTAATTTGAATCGTGAGATCTTGAATTGTATTTTCATATCAATTTAAGGACATTTAATCTTCGGTTTCCCCCCGTGAGGAGGGGCCGCAGCCACCCTTGATAGGGATATGGGTTGTCTAAACCATACCAGGTTGAAGGAAGTTACTACTTTCGTAGCCCTCCCTTTGGCCTGACTTTCTTAAAGGATACTGTATAACAGTTGTTTCTTTTGCTTAAGTCTGGGTTATTGTACACCTTTGACAAAAACAGAATCTCTTAACTGTACTCACTCGTTTAGGTCCGGTTCAAACGGACTAACATAACCTGAGTCAATTATTCTCAGGCCCGAGAGGACTACACCGTGAGAGGGTTGGCATATATCTTAAAACATATGAAATCATACGTTTTAGGACTATTAGCTGTTCCGTCTTGATCACTTTTACTCATCCGACTTAACGGGGTGTAATAAAC